GCGGAGACCGCCCCGGTTAGCCCGGAGACGGCCGCGGACACGACTCCCATCCCCGCAGAAAGCACACGGCTGGCGGTCCCGATGACGAACAGCGCGGCCCCGAACGCGCCGATGCTGGCGACCGTGGCCGCAATCGACGTGACGAGCCCCCTGTTCGCCTCGACCCACTTCGTGAACGTGTTTATCGCGGCGGTTATCCGGGCGACCATCGGCTGCAGGGTCGAGGACAGGGCCTCGCCGACCGCGTTCATCGTCCCCTCCACCGCGCTCTTGAAGAGGCGGAACGAGCCTCCGATGCCGCGATCCATCGCCCGCGCCGTCTCGTCGGCCTGCCCGGACACGTCGCGGAGCTTCGCGAGGAACTTGTCGAGCTCGTCGATGTTCCCCGCGAGGGAGAGGCCGGACATCATGCCGCGCACGTCGAACACGTCCTTCATGAACGAGAGCCGCTCGGCGGTCGGCATCTTGGCGGTCGCCGCAGCCACGTCGCGCATGATGACGGCCATCTTCTTGAGGTTTCCGTTCGCGTCGACCGCCTCAACGCCCACGTCGCGCAGGACGTTCTGTATCTTCACGTCGGCGAACTGGACGTAGGCCTTGCGGAGAGCGGTCCCCGCGAGCGACCCCTTGATGCCCATGTTCGCCATGATGCCCAGCGACGCGCACAGCTCGGAGATGTTCTCCCCCGCTGCTGCTGCGGAGGGGCCGGCCATCTTGAGTCCCTCGAAGAGGTCTGTGAGCGTCTGCGCCGATCCGTTGGCCGTCGCCGTGAGGATGTCCGCGACGTGCGACGTCTTCCCCGCCTCGAGCCCGAAGATGCGCAGGGAGTTGGCGGCGATGTCGGCGGCCTCCGCGAGATCCGTCCCGGTCGCCCGCGAGAGGTTCAGGACGTGCTCTATCGCAGCCGTGATCTCGGACGGGTCGAAGCCCATCCGCCCGAGGCCGATCATCGCGTCCGCCACCTCCTGCGCCGTGAACGAGGTCTCGCGCCCGAGCCTCTGCGCCGTCTTGGTGAGGGAGTCGAACTGGTCGCCCGTAGAGGACGTGACCGCCTGGACGAGGCGCATCTTGTCGTCGAAGCCCGCAAACGACTTCTCGGCGAGGGCGAACGGCAGCGACAGCGCGCCCCCGAGCGCCATCATGTCGCGCCCGAGTCCCTGGCAGGCCCTGCCAAAGTCCTTGAGGCGCGACTGCGCCGCGTCGAGGCTCTTCCTGAGCTTCGACGTCTCCGCCGTGACCTCCACGTAGGCGCGTCCGGCGCGTATGTTCGCGGTTGCAGACATTGGGCTACTTCTTCTCCCTGACGAATGCCGCCTTGAGGACGGCGAGCATTTCCCTCCCCTTGAGGATCGGCTTCGGCGGCGCGGGCGCGAACGGGTTGAAGTCCGCCGGGCTGGCCGCCTTGCCTTTCTTCGGGTCTCTCATGAGGTTCACCGCCAACGCCATCAGCGAGGCGGTCTGGCTCCACTCGAACTTGCCCCGTCCCTCCACCATCCACACGAGCTCGCGGAGGGTGAAGGGATCGGGGTTCACTCCGAGGATGCCGGCGAACTCGCAGACGAGCGCATCGACTCCTCGACGCGCCGTTCCAGCTCCGGGTCCTCCAACGCCTTTCCGAGCGCTTCCGTCGCGTCCCCCGCGAACTTCCTCGACAGTTCCACCGCCTTTTTGAGGAAGAGGCGTTTCGCTCCGGGGAAAAAATCGACGAGCTCGTCGAGGAACGCCGCCGTGGCGCACTCGATGGAGTCGCCCGCGAGCGACCGCCCGAAGTCCTCGTCGGACACGCCCGCCACCTTCGCCTCGTCCTCGACGCACACCCAGAGGATGTCCACGAGGAGGCACGGGTCGGTGGCGATGCGGTCGACGAGGTCGACCTTCACCTTGCCGTCCGGCTCGAGCGCGATCACGTTCACGAGGTCGATCCCGAGCCGTGCGCGTATCCGCTTCATCTGGAGGACGTTGAGCGAGACGCTCCACGTCCTCCCCGCGTTGTCCTTGAAGGTTCTCATTCTCCGCGCCCTCCGTTAGCCGCTCACCCACGCGGGAGCGCGCGAGACAAGGGTCGGCTTGCACGTCACCGAGACCTTCAACGCCTCCTCCAGAGGTTCCGAACGCGAGAACGAGGTCACGACGAAGTCCGCGTCGAGGCCGTTCCCGTCGCCGTCCGAGACGAACAGCGACAGCGCGGAGTTGCCGAAGTACGCCTGCTGGATCGCGGTGAACCCGCTGTCCGCCGTGTCCCAGATCATCTCGAACTCGACGGACGCCTCCTTCAGCGTCGCCGCCGTGATGCGCCAGCCCTCGGCTGCGCGCGTCGTGATGTCCGCCTCGCCCGTCTCCAGGTTCAGCGTCACGTCCGTGACGTTCGACATCTCGGTGGTCGCCCTCGATCCGGCGGCTCCGTGGAAGATCTTAGCGTCGAGGCCTAGTTTGTATGCCATAGTCTTTCGTGTCCTTTCATTTGACCGCGTCCTGCCACATCCGGGCGAGGCGCGGGGTTGATTCCTTGAGTGCCGGCCCCATGAGGGGCCGCTTGGGGTAGCGTTGGCGCTTGTACGCGCCGCCGAATTCGTGCGCCGCCATCGAGGTGCCGACGAATCTCTCCGACGGCCCGATGAGGACGCTCGCCCGGCGTCTCTCGACGCCGAAGAGTATGCCGCGCTTGAGCGCGCCCGTGCGGCTGTGGGGCGGGTTTCCCGCAGGGGACGGCCTCTCGCCCGGACGCACCTTGCGGCGGGCGACCGTGCGCACGTACGCGCCCATCCTGCGGAGTATCTCCACGGATGCCCTGGCGACCCTCGCGACGAGGCCGTCCGCGTCTAACTCGATCTCACTCCTCATTGCGGTGCACCGAGAGGAAGGTGAGCTCGACGACGCCCGTGAACTGCCTGCGCTCGCGCAGGTGCTCGGGGGAGTAGAGCGGAGAGCATTCCGCCTTGACGCAGCGTACGCGGGCGACCCACGTGTGCAGGAACCGCCGTCCGAGGGCGACCACCTCGCGGATCAGCGCGGGGACGTCGTCCTCCGTGCATTTCTTGAGGATGCCGACCTGCACCTTGAGGCGGTCTTCGAGGTAGTCGCGGGCGTTCGGCTTCGTCTCGATCCCCGCCGGGACCACGACGATGCGCTTCTCCTTGAGCCCCTTGAGGTCGAACTCCGGCGCGAACATGACCTCCGCGCCGTCGCCGATCTCGGCTGCGACTCCCTCCGCAAGCTCGACGATGTCAGCCATGCGCGTACCTCACGAGCTCGAACACGAGCGTGCCGACCGCCGACAGGAGCGAGATGATCGCCGCGCCCATCGCCGCGTGGAGAGTCTTCTGGAGCCCCGTCGCCGTGGCGCAGGGCGGCGTGTGGTGCGCCTTGTCGGAGAAGTGCATCTTCACCATGCCTTTCAGCTCGGCGATGTCCATCCTCGCCCGCGTGACGCTTTCCCACAGTTCGGGGAAGCCCGGAGGCATCCCCGCGCCGTGCGCCTTTTCGGTTTCCGCGCTCATGCTTCGTCTCCCGTGTACTTCGTGTGCACCCTTATCGCCTTTCGGTAGGGGTCGCTCCATCTCCAGACCGGCTCGTTGTACGGGGCGAGGACTTCGTAGACCCCGCCGTCGAACACGACCTCGTCGCCCGCCTCGGGTTCGAGGTCGAGCTGCCCGGCGGGGATGATGAAGTCCCTCGTCTCCGTGCGCACCCACGCGCCGTACTCGGTCATGGAGCGGAAAACCGTCCGCCCCACGACCGCCTTGACGCTCCGCGCCTCCGCGCCGCGACGGTAGGTCGCGTCGGAGACGAGGAAGTCGAGCTGCGCCGAGCGCAGCGCGTCGATGCCGGTTCGGATCATCAGGCGAGTCCCTGCGCGAGGCGGACGTTCACGGTCGCGTCGGAGGCCGTGGCCGCCGTGACGGAGTGGCCGAACTTGACCGCGCCGGACGTGCCTGCGGCGGCGACCTGGCCGGTGGCCGGGTCGACGGAGACGACGTCGCCGAGGGCGACCGCCGCGCCTCCCGTCGCGATCTCGTACACGCCCACCACCGCGAGCGCGCCGAGCTCCCCCGCCTTGATGTCGAGCTTCGCGACCCCGACGAGGCTTCCGACCTTCACGATGTCGCCTGCGGCGACGTCCGCTTCGGGGATGTAGTCAATGGAATCCCCGCGCTGTACGTAACGTGCATTCATTTCGATGAACCTTTCTGTGCTTCTTTGCCGTTGAAGAGGTGGCGGGCGGGCGGGGAAGGAAAAACAAGCGAAAAGAACCCGCCCGCGCCGCCGGAGAATTACGCCGCCGACCCGGTCGCCTTGACCATGCCGCGATGATCCTGCTCGCGGATTCCGATGTCGAAGTAGACGCGGAACCACACGCCGAGGACGTTGAAGTCGAGGTCGCCGCGCTCCACCGTCGGCGTGCGCCTGCCCTTGAGGTAGCCGATCTCGAACGTGTCCACCGTGCCGGGCTTCCCGAAGAGGTACCAGGACGCCTCCGAGAAGTTCGGGGAGTTCTTGTTGCCGAGGTACGGCGACGAGACGATGGCGAGGTTCTCGTCCGCGAGGACGTTGATCGCCGGGCGGATCGTGTTCTCCGCGCCGCCGCTCATCAGCAGCGTCGCGCCTCGGGTGAGCTCGATGGCGAGGTGCTTGAGCGCGGTCGGGACGAGAAGGATCGAGGGCTCCACCGAGATCGGCTGGCCGTCAGCGTCCGTCTGGTCGATGAAGACCTGGATCGCCTTCTTGAGCGAGTCCGCCGACAGAGCGGAGTTCGCGCCCGACAGGAGGTTCTTGTGGTCGCGCCCGAAGAGGGGCTTCCCGTCCACGCACGTCGGGTTCGACATGAGACGCTTGAAGAAGAGCTGGTCCACGAGGCGGGCGGCGCGGTTGCCCATCGCCGTCGGCACCTTGAGGAACGCGCCGAGGTCGTCGTTGATGATCATCTTGCGCGTGAGGCAGAACTTCTTGGCGTAGGTGTCGAGCTGGTTCTTCGCGGCCTCCTCGGTGAGGGCGGAGTCCTTGATCTCGCCGTCCGCGCCGACGGGCTGGAGGTCGCCGACGTCCGTGAGGCGGAAACGCTGGTTCTCCTTGAAGTCCGTGAGGTCGCCGGTCGTGCAGAGGCGCGTGGCGATGATCGGCTGGGCGTTGTACGCCTGGAGGAGCTTCTTGTTGGCGACGTTCGAGAGGATGCCGGGCAGCGAGACCGTGGAGAACGCCGCCTTGATCGCGTCGTTGTCGAACGAGCGCGGGACGCTCATCCCCTCGATCCTCATGCACTCGCCGAGGACGACGCGGAGGGGCATGTCCATGTCCTTCATCGCGGCCTCGACGGTCTCCTCGCCCATCGACTTGACGAGCGTGTCGCCGTCGATCCCGGCGCGGAGCGAAAGCGCGGCTTCAAGGTGCTTCGCGGTCATCGCGTTCTCCTTTTTGATGGTGATGTTCACGTCCGTCTTGGGCTGCTTCTCGCGGTAGGCGGCGAGGACTGCCTCGCTGACCTGCTCGCGGTTCCACCCCTCGGCGATTGCCTTCGCCTCGATCTCCGGGAACTCGCCGTTGCAGACGGACTTGACCATGCCGACGCGCTCGCGTTCGGCCTTGACCGCCGCGAGGGCGACGGCCTCGACGTCCGCCTCGGCCGGCTTCTCCGGCGCGGCGGACGCTTCGATGTTCTTGGGGGCCTCCGCCGGTGCGGCGGGGGCTGCGGGGGCGGGGTTCGCCGCCTCTACTTTCTTTTCAGGTTCCATTATGGAGTTGCCTTTCAGTTTGAGTGATGCCGTGACCTTCATGTGAGTTGCCTTGTCGGCTCCCACCGCGACCACGGACACCTCGCGGAGGGTAGATTTCGTGACATGGTAGAACGGCGCGTCGTGCTCCACGCCGTTGATCGTGCGCCTGCCTTCCTGGACGAGCTCGGCGGCCTCGACCTCTGCTCCGATTGAGAGCTGCCAGTCCGCGCCCGCCTTGCCCTGCGCGACAATCGCATCGGAGAGCTCGCCAGTCCCGACGATCTCGCCGGCGATTTCGAGGTGGCCGTCGACGACCTTCGCCGCGACGAGGCCCACGCGCCCGAGCGTGTGGTTCTCGTGGTTGGCGAGGAGCGGCACGGATTCGGGGACGGACATCCCCGCCATGTCGACCACCACGGGCTTCGACCATCCGAAGAGGCGCATCTTTCCGCCGGAGTAGGCCATGCCTTTCACGGTCGGCTTGCGCCCCTCGGCCGAAGCCGTTATTTCAAGGTATTCAGTCTTCATCTTCGTCCTTTCCGTTCTTCGGCTGCGCCTCTTCCGGCGCGATTCCGAGCTGCTTCATGAGTTTCTGCTCCTTCGCGATCTGGTGGAGCTCCGTCTCCCAGTCCTTGCCCTGCCTCGCGTACTCCGCCGCGAGGGAGGTGGTGCGGCTCTGGAGGCGCGTCGCCTGCGCGTTCGCCTCCTTCTGCGGATCGACGTGTTCCTGCCCGTCCCAGAACCACACGTGGCGGCAGTCGCACGACTCCACGTCGCGCCTCTTCACGAGCCGCCACTCGGCGAGCCACGCGTCGAGGATGCGGTCGAGAACGGTCTCCTCGATGAACGAGCGGTCGACCTTGAGCGACTTGTAGTAGGTCTGGTGGTCGAGCCGCCCGCTCGCGTAGTTGTAGCCGGACGAGTTGCCCGCCGCGATGTTGAACGGGATGTTCAGGCAGCGCGATATCTCGTTGAGGATCTCCCGCTTGAACTCGCCGTATGTCGTGACCGGCTGCTTGGGATCGACCTGCGCCATCTTCCAGCCGCCCGGCATCGTCAGGAGCATGTTGCGCTCGAGCTGTATGGAGTCCATCGCCTCCACCGCGTCAGCCTCGCCGTTCGGCGGCGCGTCCGTGTAGAGGACTCCCGCGAAGTCGGCGGCGGCCTCCGCCGCGCTCACGACCGCGAGGGTGAACCTGCGCAGGTGCGCGAAGAGCGGCAGCGCGGACGTGATCTCCGGGATGCCACGGTGCTGCTCGGGGCGATCCTGCCGGAACGTGTGTATCATGTTCTCGGCCTTCACGATCACGGAGTCCGTGCCGAAGCTCTGCGTCCCGCCGGGATGGTTCTTCAGCACCTTGTACGTTCTGGGGTTTCCGAAGCGGTCGAACGTGATGCCGTCCACCGAGCTGCCGTCGCTCTGGAGTTCATCGTCAGTCACCCTGTCGGCTTCGACGAGCTGTATGTCGAGCTTCACGTCCGACCTCAAGTTGGGGTTCTGCGCGAGGATGGCGAAGGCCTCTCCGTCCTGACACCGCGCCATCCTCATCGTGCGGAGCTTCGCCGCGAGCTGGACGCGCTTCGCCCACACGGCGCAGTCGTGCTCGACCTCGTGGTTCAGCCCC